TGCGTTGTATGCGTTTACTGTCCCATAAAAGGTTGCGCCAAGAATGAATCCGTATTGGCGTGTCGCTACTGCGAACGCCACCCACAGGCATTCGTTCACGAATGCGATGCACCATCCCCACCAGCGGTGCGAGCCGATAACTAGCATTCCGCACACACCGATTATGCTTAGGATGTATGGCATCATAAAGTTGCTGATGCCAACAGTTTTAGGTAGTCCACCAGAACGGTGAACGGCACTAGACAGTGTTTAGGGGCGCTGTAGAAGTGTTCGTATATTCCACGCTGACGGTCGTAGCGTTCTACTTTGGACCACTCGTCATAACTGTGCGGTGAGATAACCACAGCGTCAGTTGTCGCTTGCGATACAATCACATACGCTAATGGTGGTAGCAACTTTTGGTCATAGCCCGATACTGTGTCAACAAATAGGGAATCGTACGGGTAGTCCACAATGTTGTCGGTGAACACCCGTGACGATGACTTCACTTCTAGCGGTCGGTCAGTCCAACTGAACACGATGTCTTTTTCGTTACGGGTCATATTTTCCCGTTCGGCGTAAGTGCGTGCAATCTGTACAGGTGGCGCATAGCATGCGACACCATAATCGTTTAGGCGTTCAGCAATCTGGTTGGACCAGTAGCCGCCCTGAAAGAAAGATGCAGTGTAATCAAAGTTTGTCACGAGTGAACCCTGACGACAAGTTTATCAATCTCAAGTTCACCATTAGGGCGCATATGGTACTTGCCCCAACGCTGGTCTGCGGTGCGGATAACGGTGCGAGTCTGCGACGGATTGAGTCCTGAGCGGACACATTCATGCCCCAACTTTGCCAGCGTGGTGGAACGGTCCTTGCCTTGCAACGGACCGTCACGCCAAATGACTTTACCCAAAGGCGACAGCACACTCATAGCCTCATCCAAGGTGGCGTCATATTCATAATCGCCTGTCGGCTGCTCGGTTGCTGCGGGCGGCTGATAATAGGATGCGATGCGCTCCAGCAAGTCCACAGGTGTGCGTTGGGAGGTTGCGGATGCAACGAACTCGGAGAACGGGATTGGTTGGTCATCGGTTGTGATTATGCGCTGACGGTTGGTTGTCTCGTCGTCGGTGTCCAGACGGGCATAAGGCAAACGCACATAGTTGCCGTACTGTCCGTCTTTGAGTGTGACCTGTTTCGGGTTGACTTCGGTCGTAGGGACCTCAGCAACTTGGCATGCGACAATTAGCGCATACCGCATAATTTCGGCGGGGACAACTGCGGACGGGAATACCCACACATGGTAACCCTTGGAGCGTGACCGTTCCACCCATGAGGTGATGCCAGCCTCTGCTAAAGCATTATATAGACGGAAGGCGTGTTCGTGTGCGTCAGCGGTGTCAAAGTCAACACAACCCCACGCCACTTTCCATTCGCCGTTGCGTTGAATCATCGGATACACGCCGATAGGTGCGTCAGCGAAATGACCCAACAGCACCTCTTTGGTTAGCGGTCGCTTAACACAGCCGCCTTCGTTGCTTCCGTACACATCGCCACGACCATAAAACAGTCGTGCGAATTGCTCAACTTCCGTCCAGTTGTCCATGCTTTACCAGTCCTCCAAACTGTCTGCGATTACGAGTTGTTCCCCGAACGGTTTAACTTCCGTCGGTGATGTTTGCTTCCACGGTAGAACACCGTTAGTCAAGCGGTGCAGTCTGCCCGTGCCGTACTCAATGGTGAAATCCATGTCGTCCAACAGTTGTGATGCTGGGCGCTTACACTTCACCAGATTGAGCGTCAATGTGTCCATGTGAATCCGCAAGTCATATTGCAGTGATTCAATCTTCTCAATGATGCGCTCCGTGTTGGTGGCACGCTCCACCTTCTCCTGCAGTTCACGAATATAGCCTTCAATCTCAAACCGCTTACGACGCACACCAATGATGTGGGTCGCCTGCTGTTCGCCACCGTAGGCACCTGAGGAGATGGTTTGCTTTTTGCCATCAGCGCCCGATGAACGGGACGACTGATGCAACACCAGCAACGGAACATTATGACGCTTACCGAACGCCTTAATGGCGTTCGCTTTGGATGGAATGTCCTCACCTGCACCTGTCAACAGGTCTAGATAATCCACCACAATCAACTGAGGAACCCCAATAACATCAGACACTTCGGCAAGTGCACGCTCCATATCTAGCAAGGACAATGTTTGGTCAAACACGGTCAGATGCGGAAAGTATTCCAGTGCGGTTGAGCGCAGAAGTCCGATGGCTTGTGGCTCGTCCTCGGCTACTCGTGTCTCAAGTTCATTAGCGTCCACACCATGGGTGACACACGCCAACTTAATCAGCGTTAAGGTGCGTGGCTCGTCAGGACAGAAATAGACGACACGCTTGTCACGGTTGGCAACCAGAATCTGGAGCAACGCAAGCGTTTTACCTGAGTGGCTGTATCCGTTAATCAAACATAGTTCGGATGGTGCGATGCCACGCATTTGTGCATCAATGTCGGGGAACCCGAGATAGATGCGTTCGTGTGGTGTTTGCGCCCAGTGGACATATTCGTCGGCGGCTCGTACAAGCGGTTGATAGTACGAAAACTTGGCATTAGACGAGTCAGGCGGGGCGATTTTCTCGCCCCGCCCAACTTTAGCCCAACGCTCCGCATAATCGGGAGCCATAGGTTACTTACGCTTTCGTGGTTCCCAGAAAGCCTTGTCGCCCTGCACAGCCTTAAACCAAGGGCGCTTCGGGTTAGCCGCAAGTCCATCACGGTTGTCCCACACCTCGGTCACACCAGCGGCGGCACACTCTGCATTAAGCCACGCTGGGATGGGTCCGTGTTGCTTGCCCTTGATACGAACCTGAAACCCTGTGGTGGGGGCTTCCTGCTGGTACTGCTGTGGCTGTGAATAATGCGACGCCTGCACAAACTGTGCATCGGGGAACGCATTTTGGATGACCTGCAACGCTTCCTCGTTGGTCTGCGGTGCATCATTTGCCTGCTTGGACATGCCGTGCACTTCCAACAGTGCATCGGTAGTAGCCTCAAAGGCAACAGCCCAGTTGGCGATATTAATCATAACATCGTCCGTCTTGGGCGTCAGGTCTGCAGCGATTTTTGCTGCCACCTGCGTGATGATGGATTGGTCCTTACTTACCATTTCAAGCCTCCTGACTTGATTGTTGTTTTACTTACATCAATGAGCGACACGAAACGACTGGAGGTTACCGAATCGTGCCGCTCGTACATCTTGGGAAACATCATATCATCCATAGTTATTCAACCTGCTCGGCAATGTCGTTGTCCTCGTTGCGGAGGAACGCACCCTTGCATATAGACCAGTACGAACACCAGTTGGATGAGCACAGGTTGCTGGAATCGTTCATAAACCAGTTGTTCTCATAACCCGTGTTCAGTGCGGTTGTGACCGCACCCTTAATGAACTGGCGTAACCACAAAGCATGCGCTTCAGTACGGACGATGGAAACAATTTGCGACTTCGGTTTCTGTGTACGAACCATCACACCGTACCTGAAATCCACAGGATACGACGGCGACCACTCGCTGTAAACACAAGCCTCAGCGTACACCGACGCCTGAATGCTGGACTTCTGCTTTTCCTTAATATTGTAGGAACGGGACGCAGTTTTCCAATCCCAAATTATGCCATCGGGGTCAACATAATCCATCGTTCCTTCAAGCCAAATACCGAACCCGTTAACACTGGAACGCAACGGCACCATAAACTTCTTTTCCACCATGCCACCCACCTTCACATGGGGCAGAATGCCCTCATAAAAGGATGACGACATAGATTCCAAATACTCGGGAATCAACTCAGGATTGATGTTTGTGACCTTGTGTGGTCTGGTAGCCAAGTCGGCATATTCAGCCCGCACAACCTCAAGCATCTGCTCATACGATGAGACCTCACCTAGTAGCACAGACTCAATGCCGCTATGTAGGGAGGTGCCCATAATGGTTGCGTCTGAACCGATGCGGAACTCGGGACGAGTTTGCCCATACCTTGCACGCTCAGGACAGATAGCCATGTCATTAAGCCATGACTGGCGTACATAAATCTTTTGCTCTGGTCTATCTATTCTCATTAAATACCTCCAATTATTAGCATGGACAAAAACAAGGATACATTAGTATTGTTAAACACGCTGGAACCCCACATGTCCATGCAAACGGTCTTTGATTGGTTTCAACACTCCCCGAAAGTTGGTGACAACTTGACGGGACAAACCATGTTTGCGACCAATTTCTGCATAGCACGGCTTCTCTGCCAACATGTCCTGCTCAAACGCCTGCCACCACTCGTAAGTCATTTTCTGAGTGAACTTATTAGTGGTAAACGCTGTCATAAACAGTTCAATGTCAATACAAAGTTTATTTAACACCTGTATCACAGATGTTACAGGGAATGTTTTCAGTGCATAGTTAACCGAGCGGCGTATCTGCGCCCACTGTTGAAGTGTTCTGCCATCCGAAATACATAACGGTGGGAGCACCTCCCACGCTTCACAGAACTCGCCTTGGGCTTCCACCCACTTGTCGTGAACATCCACGATGGTAGCGAACCATTCAATGACATCGCTGTCATCGGTGAAGTCGGTACCTAGAATCTCTGCGATGCGCTTACCTTGCCACATCGCACTTACTGCGTCACGGTCCACCTGAACACGCAGATGGCGCACATCACACAAACAATCCTGATTATGATTATCAACACCACAACCCATCACTTTCCTCCTTTACGAATCATTGAAACTGGACCTTCCGAGTGTCGCACACATTCTACAGCCCACACTGGTACATGAACCTGAATACGGTTGTCGCACTTCGGGCATTGATAAACACCCTTGGGGAGACGCTCGGCTACGGCACGCACCACCGTTTTGCGTTCAGGTGGGGGCATAATCGCCCCCACCGTTTCTTGCATCGCTTTACGAATCTGTTCAATATCCATGATTATTTACCTCCGTTCAGAAACTCTTCTGCTTCACTGATTAACTGCTTGGCGTCACGAACCACAATTTCCTCGTCCACCCGTTTCTCAAACTCGCCGAGCACAGCAACGAACTCACTCGTGTCACCTGTCTCTGCGGCATGGTCCATCGCATCACTCAAACGCTTCACATCCGACTTGTCAATGATGCCCTCTCGCAAAGAGGTTGCAAGCGCAACAGACATCAACATTGCCTCGTTGTAAGTGTCCGCAACATGGGTGGTGAACTGTGTTGTGAGATAATCATACACCACATGCGGCAAGTCATAATTATCACCATCGTACTCTCCCTGTGGGGAAGTGCCCGACACCAACACCACTGGTCCACGCAACTCTTGACCGAACAACGCACTGGCAAACCAGTTCATTTCCATATCCAACAGCAACCCTTCGTCGTGGCAGTAACCCACAATCACAGTGTCGTTTTCCAGTTGATGACGCACAGCGTCAATAGTGCCACCGACATACGCCTGAATGGATTTCAGGTCCGTGACAATCGCTGGCTGGATTTCTGCATTTATTCCTGTGGGCAGTAATGCCCCTGCTACGGGTGTAGTACCCATTGTGCACCTCCATGATGCAAGTCTAAACTGGACTCATCAGCACAAGCATTTACTTGTGGACACGGGACCGAAGTCCCGTGTTTCGTCCTACCAGTTAGGGCGGATATGTTGGGGATAATCTAGACGATACTTTACCTCCGTTTCGTCGTATTTACCTTATGGAACCATTGTTAATCATTTGCCGAACTCGGCTCGGGCATGCTCCATGAACCACTGAACCGCTTCCTCACGGTCCAAGCAATGCACACGGTCCACGCACTGCCGTGGAATATCCAGCATCCAAAACTCACCAACCCAGCAACCAATGAAACCGTATTGCGGATTAGAGCGCCAATAAATATGGTACTCGGTATCGCAAGGTGCAGGAATCACAACATATTCGTTATGAGGGTCCAACACCTCGGCAACCCAAGCACGGGGCACAAACGGCTTCCAACCATCAAGCACCAACCCATGTACCACAAACGCCTTCAACGCAACCCATGTTTCCCACAACGCAGGCAACACAGCACCAACGCTGATGGAAACAAGAAACGGGTATGCCATACCATCAATATGACCATCGGTGAAACCTGTGGAATATGACCACACCCACCACCACACAAAACCAGCCGCACACCACAGTGCAACCGTCTTAATAATTTGCCGTACCATTACTGTACCTCCATCTCGTTGTCGTCGGCTCCGTCAAGGTAATCTTCCTCAAAGTCGCCCCATATTTCCGCTTTCCAACGCACAGCCGCAACATCATCACGACTAGCGCCCATCTCCACAAGCATATCCGCTTGCAGAAACAGCATTTCACTCATTTTCATAATCAACCTCCAGTTGACTTGTTGTTGTTGTTACATCCTAGCACACAGGTGGGCAGGAGCGGAGGATAAAACACCCCTGCCCACCGTGCACAATTTCGCTTACAGCAGGTCCAACCCTCGGACCGTGTTCAGCACCCAACTCACAGGGCCCTTCAGGATATCCGACTCGGTACCCCACTGACCGCCGTTCTGCAACTTCTCCACGGTCACATCCACATCGCCAACCATGTCAGCGCACTGCATGTTCATAACCCGACCGTAGCCACTACCGACATAATCCTTCGCCCATTCCATTTGCTCCACACCAGCAAACCCGATGCGGCGCAACATGGACGGATGAGCGATGGCAAACATGATGTCGTCAATGTCCAACATATCAGCGGAGTCATGCAACTTCACCAGCATGCTGTACGCCTTGCTGTCCTTGAACGGATGCTGATAACACTGCTCCGTCCACAACTCAATGCCCACACCCATCTTGTGCAGAACATCAATCAGAGCACAGACAGCGACACCCCGAGCACGAATCTGCTCCGCAGAAACATACGACGAGGCAATGCCAGCAACATGAAGTCGGACAACCTTGCCCATCCGAGCCTGCGGCTCGGTGACATAATCCATCATGCACTCAGGGTCACCACTCACATAGCGCCCCATGTCCACACTGTCCCCGCTGTAGTCGTAACGGATAGCGTACTGCTCATCCAAAGCCAGCGAGAGTTGCGACTCCAAAGAGTCAAACAGACGCTGAACCTCAGGACGAACATCATGCCAACCGTCAACCGCAAGGTTGACAGCCTCGGGCAGACTGGCAGTGCCAGCCCACTCGGTAGCCTCCTTGGCGGACGACTTCGGTTCGGGATTCTCACCAGCGAAACGAGCCGCCTCAGCGAGAGAGTTGAAACGGTGAACAATATGTTCACCGTTGTTGTGCTTGCGCTTGATTGTTTCCATAATTGAACCTCCAGTTCAACAGTAGCGGATTATGATTATAGGCTATGCTGGGTCACTCAGAGAGTGACACCAGCCAGCACCTTGTCGGACACTTCTTGCTTCGCACCCTTAAGGATGGTCATATTCACCACTTCAGTGGTGGTGAAACCAGCCTTCAGGAGCCTTGCACCGTCACGGGCAGACCGTGGTGAAACAATCACCTGCAAACCATGAGACTGAACATTAGCCCGAGCAGAACGAACAACCGTCGTCCATTTCGTCAAAGTCTCAGCATCCAAGCCTTCGGCTTGCATCATCGCATCCTCAACATTCTCATCAATGAGAATGTCCATGAACACGAAACGGTCCTTCGTGGCACCATCAATCGGATTCCGACCCACATACTGTGCCGTCGCACCATTGCCGTAAGTATTACCAGCGGCAATCGCCACGAACCCATCGTGCCGCTTGACCATCCCATCAGGGAATGCCATATAGCCATTGGCTAGAGCGGCATTCAGTGTGCCGAGAATGTTCGGATTCGCATTGTCAATCTCATCCATGAGATAGACACCGCCGAACTCAAAACGCTTACGGAACTCCGTTCCGACATAAACGCCGTTCGCCGTCGTGAACCCAACAAGGTCCGACTTAGATGACTGGGCATTGAACGACTGAGCCGAGAACTCCAAGCCAAGGGCTTGAGCCGCCCGTTCTGCAATCGTCGTCTTGCCAGTGCCAGCCGAACCAACCATGAACACATTCAACCCACAACCCAAAGTCTGCAAGACTTTCGTGAACTGCTTGTGTTGGACACCATCCAACTTGCGAACCTCACGATTCGGAATATGAACCTCAGTAACCTGAGGACGAATCTTCGCAATCATCTCACCAAGTTCAACGAACTTGGGAGCCGTGAAATCACGAATCAACTCACGAACCGCCGACTCGTCAATCCCCTGAGGGATTGATGCCAGCAGACGACGAATCGCCTCGTCAACCGAAACCGAATCCTTAGATTCGGCACGGACAGGACGAGGAACCGAAGGTTCCGCAGGAGTCGGAACCGACTCGGTACCATTCATGGCATCGGTCACGATTCGCTTGATATCATCAAGCGACTTGTGCATCGGCGTCCCATTCCACTGAACCTTCAAGAAGGTTCCAACCTTGATAAGCGTCACCTTGTCAAGGTAACCCACCTTCTTCGTGTATTCCGCACCGTTCGGGTACCGAACCACGACTGTCCCATTGTTCTTGTCCACAGATGAAATCTGTGGTGCTTGCCTTGCTGGCATGTTTATCCTCCATGCGTTAGTTCTGATGGACTCATCAGCGACAGCACTCACTGTCGGACACGGGGCAAAGCCCCGTGTTTCGTCCTAGCCTTGCAAATACTTGGCTTCGCCACCCTTACGGCTATAATACCATCCGAAGTTACGGATGATTTTATTCATGCCGCCTTGGTCCGAAACCGAACCCCAACCCGTTGACATTGGAACAAAGTTCCAAGTGCCCTCGTTGTTAACGATACTGCCCATCATCGTACCATAATGGTACACGATTCGCTCCATATCGTCGTTATCGTAAAACGACCAGTTGCCAACCTTGCGAACCCTACCAGACGACCTAAAGGTCGTCATATTCCCGATATCCTGCAACTTCATGTTATCCTCCATGCGTTGTAATTCTGAACTCGTCAGCACGAGCAATTTACTCGTGGACACGGGGCAATTCTGCCCCGTGTTTCGTTCTTGAATGTCCACGCTATCGGCACATAAAAACTGTCCGCAACCCGACACCAGCCCCAAGCGTATCCCTATGGGATACAGACCAAGTGACGACTCCGACAGACGGGACCGAATTACGGTCCCTTGCGCTTTACACGGTCCTCTCGGTTGCCGTTACCCTGCGCTTCGTTCACCTTAGCGGCGCCAAAACGCCTTCATGGTGACTCGCCCCACCGATTCACTCGCTCAGTGAGTCCCGTTCGGTTGCCAGCCCATCGTCTCGCCGTAGCGATTCGGGGACCGTTGCCGATTCCGATGCCAATCACCATAATGCCGACCCAAACCGAAAGTCAAGCCACCGACCCCACGCCGTCTCCCGTGTTTCCCTACGCATAATGCCCACGCCGAAATCGCAGGCAGACCACGCCGTCGGCAAAAACCCCCATACGACCCACCAAACGCCTCGTGCGGTCCCGCACAGCGCCCATGCACCCGTTCCTACATGCGCCTGATAGCCGATTGGGTGACTTGTGTCAAGTCGGGGCGAATATGGGACGCATAATCAGCACTCATTCAGCCTCGCACATGCGGCTACACGCAACGGGGGTGGGGGCATGGGGGGGCGCACGCCCTATGTGTGTGAATGATTCTTATTGCTCAGAGCCAGAGAGCATATTTTTTATTCGGCTATATAGCCAGTCTGTCCATGCTGCCATGATGATGGGGCGGGGGTTAAATTGAACGGAGTCCCAATAAATATATGGGGGTTTATATGATTGCTAGGAGCCTTTAACCCATTTTTGGTTGCGGGGTTGTGCCGTCTTTGATGGCGACCATTTTACTTTGTCTGCCCAGTAGGCGGCTGACATTGGTCCTTTGGAGATGTTGCGTGCGTGTCGGCTCTTAAAGGCTTGGCGTTGTCCTGCGGTTTGGTTCGTTTTGACGCCTTGTTGTCCGAAGCGGATGGTTTTGACTTGTCCGTTTGACCGTGCGACTACGATGTGCGATTTGGTTGGGTGGTTGGGTGTGCGCTTGGGCTTGTTGTAGCCTGATACTCCTGCTCTTGCCAGTCGTGGGTCACGCTTGGGTGCTGCCATTATTTTGTCCTTGCTGCTTTTCCAGCACGCTTTGCGGCTGGGGTGTTTGGTACGAACTGTTTGCCAGCCTTGGTGCCTTTGCGTTTGGCTCGGGTGGTGGCAGCATATTCTACTGCCGACAAGTTTTGGATTGCTTTCTTCGGCAAATAGCGTTCGCCTGTGGCTTTGGGTCCTTGGGTGGATGGTTTACCTGATTTAGTGCGCCATTCTTCTTTGGTCCATTTACTTAGGTTGGATTGGGCTTTGGTTTTGCTACCACTGTATCCGCCTCCAGCCTTCTTGTAGCGTTGTGCTACAATTTGGGCTTTGCGGGCGGACCATTGTCCTGCTTTGCCGCCTGCAGTTCCTGCTTTTACGGCGGCGACAATACGCTGTCTAAGGTCGGGTTTGGTGTAGCCCATTACTTGCGCTTGATGCGACCGTATTCCCGCATTTGTTCAGCCTTGGATTCACGCTTTTCGTGTTTTTCGCCTTCCATCAGTTTGCCGTTTGGCATCCGATGATATCCCTTTGGGGCTTTTTTGACTGCTTTCTTTGCAACTTTTTTTGCTACCTTCTTAGATGCCATCTTCTTCTGCTTTCTCTAATTCTCTAAATAGGACATTTAGTGCACTAATAATACTTAAAACGGTTCCAACGATTAAAGCACCCGCCAATAAGATTATCTTCAGGATACTCATACTGTCCACGCTGTTCATGTTATCAAGTTGTTGTTAACCAGCCGTAGGCTGGTTTTATCCTTAAGCCGTAAGTATCTAGTGGCACCTCGCATCACGCTCGGTGCCTCCAGTATTCCTTACCCCCCTCCGTTGGTTCCCCCCAACCTTGTTCTATGTGTTCCCTAGACAAGTTGCATACAAGTTGGGAACATTTCATCCATTAGCATGGACAGCATTCTGGATGAACGACAAGAACGATTCCTAAGTTGGTTGATTACTCCAGCCCCGCACCGTTCACCATCCTCCCAAGACAAACTAGCCTTAGAGTTAGGTGTGGACGAAACCACCCTGAGACGGTGGAAGAAGAAACCTGCCTTCAAACTAGAGTGGGAGAAACGGGTTAACGACCTGCAGCAGTCCCCTGAGCGAACCCAGAAACTGTTGGACTCACTATATGAGCGTGCCATGAACGGGGACAACAACTCTGCTAAACTGTATCTGCAGGCAACTAACCGTTTAGCACCAACACAGGTGCATGTGGAACATTTCACGAAACCATCCGAAATCTCGGATGAGGAATTGAATGCTTTGATTGCGTCAGTCGCTCAGTCGGAGGCTGAGTCCCGTAGGGAACTAAAACCCCTATAATGAGCAGCACGATTGAGTGCCCTACTTGTGGGTGCGAGTATCCGCCTACGGCTTGCCGTTGGAGGTGCCCCGAGTGTGGTTACAAGGATTCATGTTGTGAGGGTGAACCACGGAAGATGAGAGATTTGGAAAATTAATGGCTGTTCCTGCGACGCAAAACTTGACGATTACTCGTGGCGACACCGAGGTTATTGTTATCAACATTACTTCGGATGGGTCAGCCCCTATTGATGTGACTGGGCGTACTTACAGGTCGCAGATTCGTCGTACCAAAGATTCTGGTACGGTTGAAGCCCAGTTGAACTGTGTTATAACTAACGCTGCTAACGGTCAGGTTCAGGCAACGCTGTCGGCTGGTGATTCTGCTACTTTGCCTGTTGGTCCTTCGTTTTGGGATTTTGAAGAAACTAATGGTTCGGTGGTGACCACAATTTTGGCTGGCACCGTGACGGTGTTGGCGGATGTGACACGCTAAATGGCAACAACCAGTGTTACCGTTACTCGCAGCAACGAGATTATTAATGGTCTGCTAACCAACACGGTTATCACGACCTCTAGTACGGCTGCGTACGGACCCACTGGACCTCAGGGTCCAGCAGGTCCTATGGGTGTTACTGGTCCCGTTGGTCCACAAGGTCCTACTGGACCACAAGGACAACAGGGTGATACTGGTCCAACTGGTGCAACTGGTCCGACAGGTGCTACTGGTGCACAGGGCATTCAAGGTTTACAAGGACCGCAAGGAACTACGGGTGCTACAGGACCTCAAGGTGCTACTGGACCTAAAGGTGATACAGGTGACACTGGACTTACAGGAGCAACTGGAGCAACTGGTGCTACTGGAGCAACTGGTCCTCAAGGACTTAAAGGCGACACAGGTGACACAGGTCCAACTGGTCCCGCAGGTGCTACAGGTGCTACAGGTCCAACAGGACCAAAAGGTGATACTGGAGATATCGGTCCAACGGGACTTACAGGCGCAACGGGCGCAACAGGTCCCACAGGTGCAACTGGACCCCAAGGACCACAAGGCATCCAAGGAGACATCGGACCAGCAGGTCCGACAGGACCGACAGGTGCTACGGGCGCCACTGGCGCAACAGGACCACAAGGACCCGCTGGACAAGGTGTTCCAGTTGGAGGAACCGCTGGACAACTACTGTCCAAGATTAACAGCACCGACTACAATACTCAATGGATTAACGCCCCAGCAACAAACCCGCTATCCAACACCGCTTTCGGTGCCTTGGTCACCATGGAAACCAAGTAAGGAACAACAGGGTGATTATTGTAGAGTCTGTCCACGCTACACCTAGGATTTAATATGGCGATTACTGGCACAAAATTATTTATTGACGGCACCGCAGCAACTGCTGCGGACGCTAACCAATATCTGATGCGTGGCGTCAAAGTATTTGAAACCACTACAGCCCGTGACGCCTCATACAACGGATTGAACGAACCAACCCTAGAAGAGGGGGAGGTTTGTTACATTAAGAATCTGGACACCCTCCAGTTTTATAATGGAACTACTTGGCAGTCCGTAGCATCCGCTACGGGTGGTTTGAACACCTCTAGTGAGGGTGCAATTATGATTATGGACATAGGAGCGTAATATGGCAGCAGGAGATAGAACCGAAAAGCGACTGAACGACAGCAATGCTGTCTCTACTCAGTTGGGCACGACCACCACGACGGTGGCTACTGTGCCGTCCTCAACAGTGTATGTTGTGAAGCAGATTATTGTTTGCAACACGGACACGGTGGACCGCACGGTATCATTGGCGACGGGCACGGCAGCGACTGCTTCCAACCGTTTTGTGTCGGCTTTGCCGATTGGTGCCAATGACACTGTAGTGTTGGACACTGCTTTGGTGTTGTATGCGACGGAAACGATTCAGGGTTTGTCTGACACCGCCTCTAAGGTGAATGTGACGGTTGTCGGCTGGTCCAAGGAACTGTAATCCTAATATAAGATGGGTGTTTCGGCTGCTCTCGGTACCGCACGGTATAATCAGTATGGTTCTGCCACGGGCGGAACCAGTTCAAGCATTACCGCTGGCGGCATAGCCTATACGCTTTTGACATTTACTAGCGACAACACTTTAACCGTTTCTAAGGCTGGTTTGTTTGATGTAATGGTTATTGGCGGAGGGGCTGGTGGACGCTCACAGACTGGTTCGGGTGGTGGTGGTGGTGCTGGTGGCATAATCCAGCAAACAATGTATTTTTCTGCAAATCAGACTGTGACTATTGGCGCAGGTGGCGTTGCAGGAGATTTCGGTGGTCGTAGTTCAATCGGCTCTTCTAGAGTTGGTTTGCTTGCTCAGGGTGGTGGACCACAAAATGCCACTTTTGATACTGGGTTTTATGGCGCTTCTACTGGTGGTGGTCGTGGTGGTGCTGGTGCACCAACCACCGCAGAACTTTTTTATGGGAACAACGGTGGAGCAGGTGCTTCTGGTGGGGCAGGAGGCGGAGGTGGCGCTGGTGGCGCTGGAGTTTCTGCAACAACAAACAATGGTGGTGCTGGTGGAATAGGAATTGATGTATCCACATTTATTGGTGGCTCAACATTGTTTAAGGCTGCAGGCGGAGGTGGTGGAGGCGCATCTTCTGGTGGGGCAGGAGGCTCGTCTATCGGTGGTACTGGTGGAACGGCTTCTGGAACATCAGCGGCAGCAAACACTGGTTCTGGTGGTGGCGGATGCCCAACTGGCACCGCTGGTTCTGGTGGTTCGGGCATTATCTATGTTAGGTTCAAGGTTTAATTATGTCTATTAGTGGTGCACGCAAACCCCGTCTTGCAACACAGTATGGTGTTGCTTCTGGTGGTGCCGAATCAGATATCACTGTTGGTGGTGTTTCGTATAAGTTGCATACTTTTACTTCTGATGGAAACTTTGTTGTTTCTACTGGTGGTTGGTTTGATGTTCTTCTTGTCGGCGGTGGCGCTGGTGGTGGATGGGGTCAAGCAGCCTCCAATGTTGGCGGCGGTGGTGGTGGTGGTGGAGGCATATTCCAACAAACTATTTATTTGAATCCTGCCACCCATGCAATAGATATTGGTGCGGGCGGCGCTGGTGGCACTTCTAGCGGTAATCAATCTTCTGGCGGCGCAGCAACATCGGTTGGCATTTTAACTGGTGGTGTTTCTTGTTACGGAGGTGGTGCGGGCGGACCCCATGCGGCTATGGGCGCAAATGGTGGTGGTGGAGATGGTTACTACAATCGTGGAGGCGCACCTTCAATGAATGCTGCATTCGGTAATGCTGGAGCAACAGCAAGCGGTGCAGATTTTGCTGGTGGTGGCGGTGGTGGAAATCAGGGTGCTGGTGCAGCAAACATCGGCGCAACAGGTGGTGTAGGGGGTGCAGGAAACACAACAATTTTAAGCAACTTTACAGGTGGAACAATTACAACCACTTTATGTGCTGGCGGCAACGGCGGCAATGTTGCTACAATGACTGGCGCAGCAGGTGGGGCAAATACTGGTAAAGGCGGCGGAGGCTCAAGTGGCGGTAATAATGGTGCCGCTGGTGGCAGTGGTGCTGTTTATATTCGCCGCCGCATTCAAGGTGATGCTTTGGCTACTACAGCAGGTTATGGTGTTGCTACTGGTGGTACGAGTTCAAGTATCAGTGTTGGTGGCGCAACTTATACGCTGCTTGCTTTCACGAGCGATAGCAACCTTGTAGTAAACACGGCAGGTTTGTTTGATGTTCTTTGCGTAGCAGGTGGCGGTGCTTCGGGCGGCAACGGCACTGGTGGCGGCGGTGCTGGTGGTGTTTACCAAGGAACAGTTTATTTCACGGCTGCCACACATGCAGTTGATGTTGGCGCTGGTGGCGCATACCAGTTAGACGGATTGCCAAGCACTATTGGCACAGTTGTCGCAGCATACGGTGGCGGATTTGGTAGTTCTAGTCCTGCTGGCGCACCATACAAATCAAACGGTGGTAGCGGCGGCGGAAGCAACAACAATGTTTTGGGACCTGGGCTTGGCGTATTTGGTCAAGGCAATGATGGTGGAGCGGTCGGTTCTTCTACGGCTGGTTCAGGTGGTGGCGGTCAAGCATCAGTAGGTGTTGCAGGAACAGGAACCACGGGCGGTGCAGGCGGAACTGGTTTATCACTCAGCGCTTTCACTGGAGGAACTGTTACCAGTTTTGTTGCTGGCGGCGGCGGGGGTGGCGGTTCGGTTACTGGTGGTGCT